AATTCTTGCTATCATTATCAAAGTAAGCACTAATCTGGTGTACAGCCCGCTTAAATTCCTTATACTTTTCGCCACGAATCTTATCAATGCCAATCAAAGGCTCCATGGATACTAAGCCGACTTTTTTATTGCCCGAGGTAAACACCTTCACATAGTTAATAACTGGCGCATAGGAATTCACTTCCTGCAGTTTAGACAAGCCTTCCAGATACGCTAGGTAGCCTTTGTCATCTTCAAAGATTTTCAGGATTTCATCACCACACCGATAAACTTGAGCAAAAGCGCCAGAATCAAGCCAATCTGAGCCAAGCAAATCCGACACAATTTCCCGAGCATGTTTGACGGGTTGATCCACTTCAATGTATTCAATATTAAACATAATCCCTCGTAGCCTTAATTCCACGTGATCCAATCGCCATAGCTTTAGCGCCAATGTTAGCGATGGAGTATTTACTAGCCGTCCAAGTCTTTTCACCCTTGCGCGGCGCACGTGGTTTACACTTCACGATTTTACCGCCAGATGCTAAGAATTCCAGAATAGCTTTGTCCATGATACGATTACTCCTTAAACCAAATCAACTTGGACCTGCTTACCACGAATGGTAGTACCAAGACCCGTAGGAATAGGTTTCCGTGTAGCCTCAGCCATACGCCGCTCGTATGATAATTGAATCAATGCTTCCCAACAAATAACTCGGGCCGTCACAGTGGCAAACTGGGTTGTCATTTGCGATATGGTCAGATAAAGACCAATGTCATTCTCAGAACCGTCACCCTTGAAGATGACACGGAATTTCTGAGAATTTTTAAAACCTTCGATGATTGTCTTGGTACGCATTCTATATTATCCCAAAGAAGTTACGGAAGAACTAACAACAACTCCGACAAGAACCAGAGCAACAAAAACACCTAAGAGAGTTAACAACATTTTTTTCCTTCACTTTTCTATCAATCTATGAATATAGTATAACAGGATGGTAAAGATTGTCAAGCGGTTTTTTACTTTGTTGCGGAAATGACACGGGTAGGAAAACGAATACTTCCTTCGTAGTCCAGTTGGTCTTTTTCAAATTCCGTCATGTAGTCATTAGGTACTACTTCCCAGCCAAGAATGGAGCTTTGGTAAAACGCATTATCCAATTCAATCTGGTCACGGACCAGCATTAGAGTGGTAACCTCGTCTCCATTGAAGTCCGGCACAAAGTAGTCCGAACCGCCCTTTGCTTTCCAGTGAGGGTTTTCCTCATCGCCATAATTCTCGTAATTTTGTGTGAAAATATACAATTTAGACATGAAAAACCTCAATCAAAAATAATGTCAAGAATTTTGCCGTCACGGACATAGTAGTAACAACTAACATTTCCGTATGTAACGCCAATGCATCCATTAGCGGCATACCAACTGTAAGTGGAAATACCCTTTTCCTTCAAGTCCCTAGCCACGACCTGACTAGGAATATCTTTATAACCTCTAAAGGCTTCACACATAGAAGTCCTCATTAGCCGCACCAACAGCAATATAAACCATTTCACGCACTTCGGTGTCGGTAGCTTCACCAAACATGTTAGGATTTGAATCGGCTAAGTCACACAGGTTTTTGTAGACAACAAGCCAAGGACTTTTAATGGCTTTATGGTACAACACAATACCATGAACAGCGAGGTTTCCTTCTGGTGAGAACATTCCGTAATTCATCTTTTTTCCTTTTCTCTCAATCTATGGGTTAATTATACCAGGAATCCAGAGATTGTCAATATACTACGAAAGTTCTCAGTTTTTCCAGTCAAGTATTAACCCAGTCTCACCTGGGCCGACCAAAGTCTCCCACTGCTAACTACTGCTTCCCAATTTATCGTCCATCGGCACCCGTGGTAAGGCTTGCGATGCTCATCGGCCCGATATTCTAGTATCGGTGATCCTTGGGATAGGACTGCTAGGCCTTAACCTGCCTAGCATCAGGAAACCAATCAATAAGATTGGTGCGAATGGCCCAGCCGATAAACTACTTCCCCTTCGGAAAGACCGCCTTCGTCCGAATCCATCGTATATGCTTGCGGCATACACACACCAGCCAACTCATTGTAACAGTAATAACCCGAATGCGTCACCACCAGTCTAGCGCCAGCGGGCAATGCTCTCAGCGCCTCTATCATATCTTCAACTCTTACAAAATCTTCCACAATAAACTCCTTTAACGCATTCTAAGCGCCATCAATTTCTTTTCCATAGCTTCAATCCGAGCCGCTTTTTTCGCTTCACGGGCCGCTAACTTTTGAGCCTTAGCACTCTGACGGAGTACCTTAGCGAAAGCCTTTTCTTTAGAAACTTGAAATTTCAAGTCTTGGATCTTCACTCGCAAGGACTTGTTAATTTCAAAATTTCGCTGGTACTCGCTTTGCAAGTTAGCAAGGGTAATTTGGAGGTTAGTCATTTTCTGTTTCCTTTTTCAATCGTTGTCATAAAGACAAGCCATCATGTATTGGTAGTCCGACATTTCTTCTTGGACTACTTCTGCAACTTCTTCAGTTTCTACTACTTCGGGCATTTCTTTTCTTTCAATCTATGGGTTAATTATACCAGGTTTTGAAGGTTTGTCAACCAATACTTGAGTTTTTTGCTGTAGTTAAAAAGTATTCAAAGTGGGTTCAAACAGGTCAATCAATGCACGTTCACTCTGGTGCGCTGGTTTACGCCCGCGGACTACGTCCAAGACCTCGTAGCGCCACTCACAATCGGCTAGAGTACGGAGAGCCTCACAAAATGCCCAAGCCTTGTTTTCACACTTAGCCCGACTAACATGCTTTTGCCAGCGGACCTTAACGGATCTCACAAATGCATGCCCTTTGGCTACTGTAACACCAATGTATGAATCACCGGTATCTACACAGGTGACACGGTACAGAACATGATTTCTGTCGGATCTTAATTTTCTGCTTTTCATGTAATCTATTATACCAGAATCCTGGTAAAAGTCAATTACAGCAAAGGTATTACTTTTTGAGGGCTGTGATGGACATGGACCTAAGGTTCATGGATTCGAATGCATATCCTCGGGCCAGTAACACTTTAGTAATACGATCCTGAACATCACGGATAATTGCATTGGCCAAATCTGACCGAAAATTAAAATCTAATTCCGTATCAACGTTATTCAGGTCAGAACAGGAGAATTTCATCACGAATTTCCCAGGAGCCAATTCAAATTTTTCTGCAAAGTAAATCTTATTCATTACAAATCTCCAGGACTTCAACAACCCATGTAACGGGTACCTCATACTTGGCTGCAATTTCTGCAAACGAAAGTATTCCTTCTTCCAAATCACATTGGATATCAATAGCTAAGTCGGACATGCGGCTCATAGGGATCTCCAAACCATCAAGTCAAGCACCAGCACAGCAAGGGCTAGTGCATAAACAAACCCGAAAACGAAAGGTTTAACATCTGAATTCATATTTGGTTTCTCTTTCAACATGGATCCAGTATAACAGGATTGGTACTAATGTCAAGTAATACCAGATTAAAACAATCAAGTAATTATCTGAAAGCCCCACAGCCCCATTATACAAAAGTATTACAGGCTTGTCAAGTGTTATTTTTGGTAAACTTCAATCAGGCTGATAATGGTCAATCAGCGCAGTCTGCAGGCGCAGGGCCGCATGGCAAATTTGGAAGGTTTCTCCCTCTAGGGAAAGGTCCGCTAGAGTTTCTAAAAGGGATTTTAATTGCGCTTCGTCCATGAGTAATTCTCCGTAAAGATTAATTATACCACAAAAAGATTATCCTGTCAAGAATAGTTGACTAAAAAAAAGTAATACCTTTGGCTGACTTGATTTCTACCGCTGGATATGGTATAATTGGAACATATAATAGGAGAATAATCATGAGTGAAGGTGGATATTGTGGATTGAATCGAGCCGAGCGTCTTAGTCGCGGCCATGTATATTTAATTGCGCCTCTTAGTCCACACAAAGGTTGGAATAAGGGAAAGGGAAAATGGCCATTTAAAATCGGTGTCTCAAAAAGTGAGGCAGGAGTATCGAACCGCCTTAAGGATTTGAGTTCAGGAAATTGGATGAAGTTGGATATAGAATATATTTCGCCTCAAATTTCACAGCCATATAATGTTGAATGGTTTCTTCACACAAGATATTCCAAGAATAAACTTCGTGGCGAATGGTTCGATTTGACATTTGATGAAGTTAATTACATAATTCATCTTCTAGATAAAGAACCGGATAATTCCAACTCAATGGCCAGCTGGGGTTACGGCGATGATCCTTGGCTCACTCAAAACTATTGGGCAGAGTAGATTATTTGCGGATATGTGTCTGCCTATGGTCCTATGCAACAATGCTCATTGGAGATGGATATCCGAAAAAGACCTCTCCAAACGCTGATGGCCATTAGGTTATTCCGGGTCGTTTTATATTCTTCTTTGATATCTTGCAAGTGACCCACTCGTTATAGAATGCATCACTCAGCAGAGCCCCCAATGAAAAGATGTAGTGAGTTTCCCAATATGAACACTCGGAGCGATTACGACCAAACATCATAATGGTCCGAGTAAAGTTCACTTCGCCGAGAGTCTTCACATCCTCTATCAGCATCTTATTAGAACCCCAATAAGTTTCCCAATCGCTTGCTTTACGGATCTTCTTTCGCTTGCCCTTCACCGTTTTGTATGCGGCCTTAGTTAAGTATTTGCGCCCAATGTATCGGCGCCCATTGGTCAAATTCTCTATGATATAAACGAACCCGTATGCATCACCAATCACTTCATCACTCACGCTCTCATTGTTATAGGTCCAAGTCATCGGAATCCTCACTCTCTTCCATTATGTATTCGCTACAGAATGGGCAAAAGGTTGGATCATCTGGCGCTTGGTCGCCATCGTATACTATTTTGAATTGGGCCTCGCAATTATCGCAGGTGTGCTTTAGTGTTTTCATTAGGATCTCCATATATCGTTTCCGTCGCTATATGTATCTCCGTTATCATCATCGTATTGTACCGGAATGTCAAGCATCCAGTCTTCGTCTTTTAAGGTATATTCGCCGCTTCGGTCATTGGCTCGTTCTCTGTTAATCCCTCTCATAAAGTCTCGGCTCATTGAGGCGGTTGCGATTCCCTCTGGCGATTGGTGATATGCTTTTAGTTTCTCACTCTTGGCCTGTCGGATCTCTGGCGTTTGTTCACGGGCATTGGCACAGGAATACCCGCAGAATGGTCCTCTTTTTTTGTGAGTGATCCCACACTTAGGGCATGTCTTTATAGTCGGCATTTCTCGCTAGTTCGGTTGCGGTGCGTTAATCGCTCAATTATACCTTGTTTTTTCTATATAACTTCTTATATTCCACAAAGGATAACCTATATTCCAATGTTGGATCATTCTCTTTGGCTTTTCGCCATGCATCATTAATGGTAATAGTTTCTTTGTTCTTAGCCCAGGATACTTTATTAATGTCCTTAGTGACTTCATTATAGCCGAAGCCTAGCCCTTTGGCTCTTCCTTTACTTTTCATCTTCTTTATCCTTTCTATACATACCCATAATCAATATGGTCAATAGGAACCACCATGCTGACCAATCGTATTCTATGACAAGATACGCTGTTCCTGCAAATAAGGATAGATTATACAATGCGATTATTAATACCGTGATAGGATTTACCATTCTTCTACTCCCACGACTGGTACTATAACTCTACACATTGTACCATTGATTGCAGTATTATACTCCAAGTCAATACAATAACCAATAGCATTTTGTTTATATACCAGATTGAAATATTGTATTCCATGGTCATTTAATACTTTGGTAATTTCTTCTATATCGCTTTTGTTTAAGGCTATCTTACTCATTTAATAATGTCCTACTTTCAATGTCCCAATATTTTTCTACCGCGAACCTAGCATAATCTGAATCAATATAGGTACCTAGAATATACTCGGTTTCTTTGTATATCTTGGCTCCCCATATACTATTCTGAGTGCCGACCTTGTAGGATGCACCGATGATTTTACCATCAATATCATCATAATATACCCATTGGGAGTATTCTTTTTCTTGCCACTTTTTCATCTATCAATCCTTGGTGGGCTAGGGAATGCAAATACTGCTTGTGGGTTTAATTCCTCGGTGTTGCTGAGTTTTTCTATAATAGCTTTAAGGCGGATTATTTCTTGCTCTAGTTCTTTCACGTATTCATCAATATCATTATTATACATAAACGTCTATCCTTTTCCCTTTGCTTGGGTGTTCAATTCTCTTTTGATTTGCTTTCCTGACATATTCCAGATGGTCACGGTGAATCCGTTCCTGTTTGTCTTTGATTCGGTGATACTCTATTCTCTGTTGGACTTGTGATATTTTCATGGGTATAATCCGTATTCTATAAAAATGTTTTTTAATGTAACCATGTATGGCATTTTTGCTTTTATTGAGAGCATATCCAGTATTTGAATGATATCTTTTCTCTCACGCCAAGAGCCATAGAACCAGCCTGTAACTTCCTCATGACCAAAAAACGTATCAGGTCCTGATACGTAAAAGAAATCTTTTCTTTCATATAACTCTGGAAATGCTTTCAATTTACTTCTTACAAAAAATTCAAATTCGGAATGAGTGCCTGTAATAACAAATTGTTTCATTGGCTTTTCTTTCCATACATTATTTGCATCGCATCAAATATACAATCATCAATTGGATTGTGCTTTGTAATATGTAGCTTAGAATCAAAATGTTCTATCCAGCCTGGTGTGTCCACTTCAACGTATCCATTCGTGGTACCATACAGAAAATCTACCGCAGTTCGCACATCACGCCATCTAGCATACGACCAGATGTTTTCAAGGCCCATTTGATCCTCAATATGGCTCAACACCATCTGATCCAAATTACCACGGGCCCATACCCAACAATCATTATCACTCTTTGATTTAACCCATTGGCTCATTGCGGCATGACCCAATTCAAATGGCACATCATTTACATGTGGCTTAAATGATTTGTTCCGTGCGTTCTCGCATTGTTTGGACCACCATTCAACGGTGCCTTTGTCCACTCTCCGATTGAATTCTTTGATTTGTTGCTTTACATCAAACTTACAAAAGAATGCGGAATCTCGCAACTGTGTGTGGCTTGGTTCTTTATCGGGATCAAAATAGATTGCGGCCATAGATAAAATCACTGCATCGGAATCTTTACCGAGCGTTTCAACATCAAATATAAACATAATGATCCAATAAAAAAGGGCTATAGTAACATTATACCATAGCCCGATGTGATTGTCAAGGTAATTATTTAATCTGTGACCATACCTTTGATTTGATTTGGCTAGTCAATGATTCTGGTAGATGGACATAATCCAATTCTTCGGATAGTTTTTTACCATTTTTGAATGACCAATCAAAAAACTTTAGCACTTCCTCAGATGCTTTCTTATCAACTGGATCCTTGTACATGATAATGAATGATGCTGTGGTTACAGGCCATGTATTATCGCCCTTTTGATCCACAATGGATACACCCATACCTGGTACTGAGAACCAATCAGCACCGACTGCGGCCGATGCAAATGTTAAATCATCTGGGCTAACATACTTACCATTTTTGTTTTGTAATTGCATGAATGTCAAATTGTTTTTCTTTACATACGCATACTCAACATAACCAATAGCACCTTTCACTCTCGTTACATTAGCAGCCACACCTTCATTGCCCTTACCGCCAACGGATGAGGCTGCTGGCCATTTAACGGCTGCACCTTTGCCAACTCTATCAGCCCATGGCTTTGATATTGTTGTGAGATAATCAGTCCAATTAAATGTAGTGCCTGATCCATCAGCACGGTGCACCACTGTGATATTAGTATCGGGCAATTTCTTACCTGGGTTCAATGCTTGTAACTTTGGATCATTCCATTTTAGAATATCACCCATGAATACTTCTGCTAGAATAGGACCAGTGATACGTAACTCACCAGCTTTGAAGCCTTCAAGATTTATAATCGGCACAGTACCACCGATGATAGCAGGAAATTGTATCTGATTCAATTTATCAAGGTCTTCGCCTTTGACTGGCGCATCGGTAGCACCGAATGTAACTGTCTTGTTGTTAATCTGGCGTATACCACCAGATGAACCGATTGATTGATAGTTTAATTTAACACCAGTTTCTTTACTATAGGCTTCGGCCCATTTAGCATAGATTGGATAAGGGAATGTAGCACCAGCGCCTGTGATATCTGCGGCTGATACTGTGATTGATATACTGGCTAATATGCTTGCAATTAGTCTTTTCATTTTGAATCCTTATAGTTGATATGGGACAACCCCATACACTTATCTAGATTTTAATGTAATTGAAACAAAACTGTCACAATTCAAATAATCTGTTCGGTTCGTTTCTTGTGCCCTATACCAACATCAAGTCCGAGTAATGTGAAGCCTCGGTAGTTGTCTTCAGATTCAGCCTTCAACATTCTATTTGCCAATCCAAACTTAATATACTTTACTTCTTCACTCTCATAATATTTACCATCATCGCCTGGGTATGATTTCCATTTGATGCTGTATGCAAGCACTAACTCATATTTGTTTAGTGTGAATCGTTTTGTGTATTGCATTTAATTTCTAAGTTCATACCAAGTCGCAATTGTATTTCCTGCGGCTAGTGAGTATGTTGAGCCGTTTGGGATAATAGCATTAACCATGTGTGATCCACTTGAACCCTGATAATATGGATTCATAGTAAGTGTACCATTTATATAAAAACTATTAAAATTGCTTCCACTATTAGCTATGGTCATACAAATAGCTATCGGATATCCTGTGGAATTTGTATAAGTTGTACCCGCCGCACGGCTCGGAGCTGTCCATTTGTTGGCCATTCCGGGAACAAAAGTTCTACCGCTACTAGTTTGCGTTGTGCTATCATTAAATGTTAATGTTGTTGCAGATATGGACATTGTCATATTATTTTTTCCTTATCTAAGTTCCACCCATGTGACGAAAGGCCATGACCCACTACTAATTCTGTATGTTGATCCTGCCGGAACGATGCATTGCACATTAGAGTTGCCGTTGCCGCCATTGTGCCCTGTTGCGGATACAGTAACACCATCAACATCAAATACACAAGCGTTTGATGTTGATGTTGCCATAGCAATATAAACCATAATTGGTCGACCAGTGTTGTTTGTATATGTTGTTACTATTGCCCTAGATGCTGCCACATTTGTCCATGTCTGTCCAACTCCTAGCGCAAAGTTATTAATTGTTGTTGATTGTGTCGTACTATCATTAAAAGTTACATCGGTGCCAGTGAGAGATATTCCCATTTTATTGTGCCCTCTCTATCTAAGTTCAAACCAATATCCGAATGACCAAAATGAATATATCAGACTATATGTGGCGCCATTTGGAATAATAATACAGAGGGATGGTGAACCAGCCGCGCCGTTAAATCCTGCTCCCATATCACTACTAACGCCATTCAATGTGACTCTTATTACCAAAGCATTAGAACTACTAAAGTTGTTTGTTATTGCAACCATAATCGGTTTACCAGTGCTATTTGTATATACTGTTGTTAAGGACCTAGATGATGTTACATTTGTCCATGTCTGACCAACTCCTACCGTCGCACTCGTTGAAGTTGTGGTTTGTGTAGAACCATCATTAAATGTTAATGTTGTTCCGGATAATGATGTTGTCATTACTATGCAATCCTAATTTTAATTTCTAAGTTCATACCAAGTTACAATACCGCCATTATCTTTTCTGTATGTGGCGCCATTTGGAATAATAGCATTAATCATGAAGTTTCCATTGTTACCGTGATATGGATGCATAACTAACGAGCCGTTTATAGTAAGGGAATTATAATTATTGCTGCCTATGGTTATAATAAGTGCTAGTGGATATCCAGTGGAGTTTGTATAAGTCGTACCATTTACTCTATCTGGAGATGTGTATGATACCCATCTCCAGAT